ACACCATTATTTGTTGTCACATTTCCAGGATTAAAGAGGACACTGAAGTTGTAACGGTTCTCACCTGTATTCACCGTCCAGTCACGGTCAGCACTGTAGCAGAAGAGATTGTACTCACTCTCCTTATAATTGAGTACATCCTCCTCCTTTTGAAGGAAGTCCTGGGGGAGAATGGGTCTATCTGAGCGCACGGTCGGAATCGCAATGGTTGGATTTGCCTGTGCGAGAGAACTCTGTTCAGGGGAATACGGTGTGCGACCCATTGATTGCATACCAAAGAGGGCACGCATATCCGGAGGCACTGTCATTGTTGTAATTTCATTTTCAAGTGTTCTCGGCTTAGCCACAGCACCCGCTTCGCGAGGGCGAATCTGCTCTTGAACAGCCAGCGCAGTACGGGCCGCCTCCGCTTCACGCTGCTTCTTAGCCTGCTCAAAGAGGCTCGCAGCAGAGGAGTTGCTATCCTCTTCAAGTGGAATCCTAAAATCAGGCGGAGCGGGGGGAGCCGCCTTTGCTGTATTGCGTGAATCCTGCATCAAGGCGAAGCGTGTTCCAACATCCTGGCGTAGAGGATCTGAACTGGTGACAATTTCTACTTCTGTCTTCTCACTCATTTCCACTTCGCGTCCTCTATCGAGATAGGCCGTATAGTCGGGAAGTACAGCAGCAAGTGTCTCCTTGTTCAGAAACTGTATGTTCTGAGTCGAATTTACCCGGTAGACTTCACCCATATAATGCTTTACAGTCTTCACAAGTCGTTGCTTCTGGCGATCATCAAGGGTCAATCCACTGCGTCGTTGAACGTGGTCGTACAGTAATCTGTCCAACATTTGCTCATTGCGTTCGCCGAAAAACTGTTCCTTTACAGGCGCCGACATCTACATCACTCTACGATTTATCATCGGCTGCTCTAAACTCAGTTGCCCTCTTTATGTACTAAATAGCCACGACCGAAGCATCAACATTTCGCCATCACGAGGTGCCCGACGACAGAAAGGGCGGAACTCCTCTCCCATCAGCATTCGAATAATGAAATACATACTATACATTCCACATTCAGAATCCTTCATTTGGAAGCGACGAGCATTATAGGCAAGTTTCATAGCAGGGTCCTGTAGTGTGAGCCACTGCATGAATTTTTCAATTTGACCTGGAACCTCCATGCCGTATGAGTCAAAATAGTAACAGACTTTCTTCTTCAAATCGACATAGTTGCCGACCCAATGACTTCCTCCTTTATTATGCGGATCGAGGTTGTAAATAATACCAATCTTTGACTTTCCAGCGGCTTTTAATCCAGCCATATCGAGACTACACATTTCGCTAATGAGGCACTTTGTCTTGGTCTTATTGTACGGATCAGGTGCGGCAAAATCAATGGGATAGGGGCCGAGAAATTTAAAGTCGGCTATGTCCTCTTCGTACTGCTTCATAACATTCTCAATGTTTGTGCTATCGAGCCACTTATCTGGATCTGAGCGCCATGCTTCAGGTTGAGGAGGGCGTAAATAGGCTGTCTGAAGACGCTGCTTCTCAGATTCATCAATGGGCAGTGCCTGTACAAAGGAGTATTCTTGAATTGGCCCTACACCGACCTGTTGTTCAAGTTCTTTCCGAAGGGCAACCGCACTCACACCTCCAACCTGAGTTCGAAGTGTAGTCTGAGATCCTAAGACTTTCGAGGCGATTTTTTGTAATTCAGACGCAGGGATACATCCATGTGCCGGACGCTTTTTTCCGACACGTGGCCGACATTGACAGGGTCCCGGTCTATAGTGATCTGAACTCACTTTTTTGAGTCGTCTGGTTTTTCTGACCCCGACCATCCTACTGAAGTGTCAGATTCAAATCGTCATACTCCACAGGATGGCGTACTCGATGGTTCGCTTTTGGTCATATGTGTTTACACCTCTCTTAATTCTCGTAATTATCTTTTCAATGTTTGTTATTTTTACACTTTCGAGTGCACAGACAACTGTTGGCTCTCTCATTGCACCGGCACTTGCTATTACATCATCCGTAGCAGATACCACATCTGCTATTGCGAAGGCCGCAGTGCCTAGAGTATCCTTTTCACCTACATCAGTAGGAAGCTAAACATGACGCCTACACAGATCTTTCAAATGATACTGTTGGCCATTATCCTTACAGGTCTGGGATATGTAATCTATGCTGTTGGCCAATTTGCCGGCAGCAAGGACAACCTGAATGACATTCAAAAGAATATGGGAGTGATCTTTGGAGTGACATTTGCTCTGGTTCTCATGCTCGGTATTTTCAGTTATATGTATATTCGTACGGACCCCGACGTCTTCGTACCTTTTGTCCTCTTCATGCTATTCGTGAACATGGAGATTTCACTGATTTCAGTCAGTGCATCGGTTCTTCAGAAGATTGAATAAGGCATTCGGGTGTCCGAGGAGCCTGAATGAGGATTCCTAGAATGCGATGTTGAAGACGCGCACGCCCAGTCCAGAAAGTGTCACTGACGCCCATTTGAAGACTAATGCCCTGAATTTGCAGCGTAACACGCACTATTTGACCACGTGCGAGGACTCCCGGTTGTACATCTTCTGTCCATACTCCATCTTTCCAGATACGAATTCCGTGCATTCCCTTTCGCTTCTCTTGAAGAGTTGACGGACAATACAAATGTAACTTGTTGTTTTCTACCATGGGTTGAAAAAGCCGATAGACTTCTTCGCGTGTAAACTTATTTGCTCCAAACCAAGCCGTTTGGCTGGCGCAAATAACTTCAAGAAGACTTGTTTGAATCGCGGCGAGTTTACTCGATACCCATGTCGTGGTCATGGCGAGTTCAAGGCGACCGTTTGCTGGATTATATGAATCAATTAAGAGATGTGGTAAAAGAATTGTTAGAATTGGCATGGTGACTTGACCATCGACATACGAGAGTGGTACCATCGGCTTCTTTTCACGATTTACACGGGTAACGAGCCCACCGTGATTTATTTTTCCGAGTTCGAGTTTTTGTAACGGGACGCACCACTCCATTCTGGGTGTAAAGGCTTAACAAGTTTAGACCCAGGGAGATGCATTTGAGTTGGCGAGGTCCACCTGGTTCAGGAAAGCGATATGCCATCCATCAAGAACTCTTCAAGCGTGCTGCTGCGCGCGGGGTTCAACTGAAAATTATTACAAAACTCTGGAGTCTTGAGAAACCAAAGGAGGATGATGGAGGTGAGGATGATGAAGTGACGACAATCGCATCCAAGGACCAGATTCCATTTGAAACCTCAATGATTCATTTTGGCTTTGATGTCTCCCGAATGAGTCTACAGGATCGTCATATTCTGAAGCCGATTCTTGAGCGTCTTGGAAAGGGGTCTCACGTACTCTCTGGAAAGGAACAGGCTGAGAAGCGTATTCTTGTTTTCTATCATGCTCATCTACTGAGCACAGAATCATGTGTCATTCTACAAAGTCTTCTGGAGCAGGATGGATCTGATATTAGTATTTGGTGTACTTCGGAACATCCTCTTCCGATTCGTATTGCACATCATTTCAGGGAAATTGGCGTGGGTGGACCTGATCGCGCCTATGAAAAAATAAAAGAGCGAATTCAGATTGCTGGAGGTAATCCTTCGAGTCTTTTTGACCCACAGACACTCTTTGACCAGGCGGTGAGGCGACTTGCTCGGCCAAAGAAACCGACTCTGGATGAAGTCGCAGGTATCCGTACATTTATTTATGAGTGCCTCATTCGAAACATCCGATGGATTGAGTGTCTTCATCATTTAATGATCTCTTGCTTGCGACTTCCTTTATCAGAGCCTCATCGTCTTGAGGCACTTAGAATATTAGCAAAGCAGGAAGGCTCCGCAGCAGGCCAAACCATTCCTAGTTATCGTATTCCAATGGCGTGGGAGAGTACATTTATTCGTATGCGTGAAGCACTTTCTGGAGCCTTATCAGAGGAGGATGCAGGGCCTCAAAGTGCCACCGCTCTTGCGGGAATTAGTGGAAACAGTACGACTGCAACTCAAGGAGCCGCCCCTGCAGTGGATACAGGAGCCGCCGCAACAGGACGACCTGGAGTGGCTAAAGCACGAGGCGGAAGAAGAAAGCCCGTATGATAAACTTAGACTGCGGAGGCGTCTCTGGGAAGGCTATCGTGCGGGAACTGTGCGACTCGTCTGTAAAACATGTGGTCAGGCAAAGGTAATTATTCTTCATGAAGCAAACAGGCCGTGTCCCGATGTCTGGACAACATGGGGTCGGATTTTCCAGTTGTATGGTCGTGGGGCTAGACCTTGGCGTGTAGGCTTATTTGCGGCACCGATGCTGAGGACTTTGCCTTCTCCAGGACAACCCGTGGGTCCTGAACATGTGAATGGCGGATACACACTTCCTTGTAAACAGGATCGTATCATTATCTACAGGGAGGAGGAATGCACCCGAGTACTTCTTCATGAACTCTTCCATGCTGCGTGTAGTGATCGACTTGCGTCGCTACCTCACATGGAGGCCGAAACAGAATCATGGGCAGAGTGGGTGCTAGTTGCGCTGGCATCAGAAGGTAATCTTGAAATGGCCCTGAGCCTTATGAAGAAACAGATACGCTGGATGAGTGCGCAGCACAGAGTCTTACGAGCATTCTACAATGTCTCAAAGCCTGAGGATTTTGCGTGGAGATATACACTAGGTCGTGAACACGCCTATCAGCGTCTAGGAGTTCATGTGCCAATTAGTCGTGGCATTTCTCGTGTGACTTCAAGCCGTCTTACTGCACCTGCGCTAAAACTCTAATGATTTAAACAAACCCTTTGAAGAGCAGCCAATGAATCCTGACCCGTATCTCTACAAAGAGACACTGGTCTGGACAATGACTACAAATGGTTATAAATACTTGACACTCAATCTTATTAAAACAATTGAGCAAGCCAAGTGTCCTTGGAAGTTGCTAGTGGTCGCAGCGGACCGTGAGAGTTACACTTTTTTTCGGAATGAAGGGCATGCTGTGATTTTGTATACAAAGGCGCAGCGGACACAGGAGACAGCAATTAGTCGATGGGGGAGTCCACAGTTTCAACGGTATAATCTGATTAAACTGGAAATTGCTGAAATCTTTGCACAGAATGCTGCCGTAAAGCGTTGTGTCTACATGGATGGAGACATAACCCTTTTTAATGATTTTCTTCCCGACTTGACTGCGAGGCTTG